TAAGTTTTTATAGCATCCTTTTGAAGTAATAACAAGCCTTTATTAATAACAGTTGATATATTTGCAACCTGTGAAGGTGTTAAATTTATCGTTTTATCATTGTTTAAGGCTTTTTTAACCACTTTTTTTGTTTGTGTGGTTAATTTACCGACCTTTATTTTAAAATCCCTTAAATTGTTGTTTTGAATGATTTTATATCTTATGATGCTTTTTTCATTTGCACCTTTAATCAATTCATTTAACAATTGAGATTCTAAATGTAGTTTTTGATTTGCTAAAACATTACCAATTTTAGAGCTTATAATTAAACCATTGTCTTTAACATCAATATGTGTTAGTTTTTTCTTTTTGTCCTTTGACATTAAGCATCAGCTCCACCTTCATCATCATTATCTGATTCATCTATAAATGGTGTATTATCTGGGTTTTTTTGGTTCTCTTCAATATAAGCCACTAATTCTGCTTTATTTTTATAATTTTCACCAAATACAAAATCGACAAACATCACAGGAGTAATAACTTTTGATTGTAAAGCTAAAGTGTATTTATCTAATAGCATTGCATTTTCTTGAATAAATTGTTTAGCTGAATCTAAATCTTCATCATACCAAGTAGCTCTATATTCTGCTGTTGTCATAACACCTGCATTTACTTCTGCTAAATCATTCTTACGTTTTGAATCAGTATCTTCAACAATGTTATCATCATAAGTAATTTGAACATCTGAATCTTTAATCTCACCAATTTTGGCATTATTAGTGTATGTATCATTCAAGAATGCTATTGCCTTAACCATATCTTTAAGTTTTGATGTTGCATAATTTTCTTGTTTTACAACATTTCTATAAAGTTCAGTTTGTTTAGCTATAACCCCTGTTGCAGTTTGAACAGGTCTACCTGTTGTTCCATCAAATTCAAATTGATTAGAACCTAAACCACAAAGCATTGCAGCTAAATTCATATTAAAGTTAATTGATGTAATTAATTGTTGAACTCTTAAATTATCAGTAAATGTTTTAAAATCATTTTTATCCATATTGCCTTTATCAATAGCAAATATAGATTCATCATTTAAATCATATAAACTTGATTGATTTCCGTTTGTATCTGTTTGGACTAACTCTGTAGCGACAAACTTGATTTTGCCACCAAGTTTTATTTCTTTATATAAGGCTGTATAGTCAATATCACATTGTTCGAAAGCATCAACAGCTTTATCTAATACTGATGTTCCATATTTAGCTTCTTCATCATTTGTGATATTAGGTGTCCAACATTGGAATAAAGGAATTTTAGTTCCTAAATCCATTGTTGCAATATCCTTAAAATTAAATGAATAATCACCATTTCTACCTGTGCCTTTCAATTCACTAATCATATAGGTTTCATTTTCATTTAACCAATGAATAACAATTTTGCATCCGCCTGTCTTATAAGTGACAAAAGCACATTCTGTAACTTCACCATCATCTATTGTTATTGGAAATACTCTTTCAGCTCTAACAAACTGAATCTTGACTTTAGAATCTCCTTTAACTAATTTATCATTTTCATAATTCCATGAATCTAGGTTTTCAACAATTCCTCCAACACCTAAACCCATCATTGCTTCAATAAAGTTATTCCATTTACCCCAAAAGTTATTAGATGCCAGAATTTCTTTAAGAACATCATCTGTTTCTTTAGGTATTGTTATTGTTGTATTTTCATTAGCATAATTGTTTGCCCAACCTCTTGTGATGTATCTAGGCAAATTAAATGTTTTATGCTTTTCTTTTCTTTCTTCACCATTTGGCAGATGAACTTTATAATCTTGCCAAGATGGTTTTCCAATCCAAATTTTTTTATATGCGTTTAGTTTTGAGTTTTGACCTGCAATCTCAATACTAGGCACTTTTTTTAAACTAATTAATGCTGATTCTATAGCTTTGATTAGTTGCATTTGTTCTTCCTCCTTCAATTGCACTAATTATATTCTTGTATTCTGTTTCAATTGAGTATTCAAAAGAATCCAGATCATCAATTGGTGTTGAACCATCATCTAATCTTTCATCTGCATGTAAAGGGTCTGAATTATAGACTGCACTTTGTAATGCTTCGATTAATGGTAAGCACCAAGATGGAATCTTAAATATACCTAATCCCATCATTCTTAATACAAGTTTTATTCTATCCTTAATAGGCATCTTTAAAGCATTGTCGATTTTAACAGGCAAATTGTTTCTTTTAGCTGCAACCATCAATCCTCTGATTAAAACTTGTTCAGCACTATCACAATTCACCCTTATTGTTGTTGCAGATATTAAGTATTGTCTATATTTATTGACAACCATTCTAACAAAATCAACAAATGCTTCATCTAATTCATTTGGAGTTGTAGGAACTATTCTTTTAGCCTCTAAAGGAATAACTGTTGTATAACCAACACCAAATCCTGTGGCTGTAAATGAATGGTTAGAACCATTTCCACCAAAGTCAACCCCAATATTTATTTTAATTAATTTTGGTATTTCATTCAAGTAGAAATCAGAAGGTTTATTTGCAAATGCTTTATAGATACATCCTTCTGCTCTAACCCATTTTCCAAGAATGTAACGGTCATACCAAACAGTTCCAGCATATTCTTTGCATAAGCTGTCAACATACTTTCTGCTCAAAAATGGATTATCAAATATTGTATATTCTTGCAAATAAATATCAATATCTGAATTTATGAAATTATATAACCAATGTGTTTGACTAGCTGGGTTACAAGCACCATCAAAGGCAGAATACTCTAAACTCAATCTTGATTTTAGTAATGAGAATGCTTCTTCATTCCATTCTGCAACTTCATCACCATAAACATACTTGAATTTGATACCTCTTAACCTTGATATGGCTGTTTTGTTCATCATACCACATAGATATACAATTTGACCTAAAATCTTTACATAGGTGTTTCCTGCCGCATCCTTGTGAATTGTTGAAACTTGATTTCCTATTCCCCTTGCAGCAAAATATTCTCTCATTGGAATCAGAACATTTCTTTCTATTGTTCCGAGTGATACACCTAATATTCCAACTAAACCAGCTAGTTTTTTTCTTACAGCGATTCTAAATGGAATAACTTCTTGATAATCAACTGTTGTTTTACCACATTGAGTTGCTCCAGATTTTATATTCCATCTATGGTCATCATAAGGATTGCTATGTAATGATTCATTAATGTAAATGATCTGCTTTGATGAATACTCAATACAATTACTCATTGTTTGCATCAATTAACACCTCATCATTATCCTTTTGCATTTCATCTACTTGAATCTTTTGTTTAACAAAGAAATCACTAGCTAGTTGTTCTTGTGCTTCTAAATTCTCAACAGATCCTTGATTTTCCCTGTTCCATTCACTTGGCAATCTATTCTTTAGCCATAAAGCCAAAGCCTTATCAGATGGTGGAATCCATCTTCTAACTTTAACAGGCTGACCTTTTTTGTTCATGTATTGCTCTTCAACCCAATAACCCAAAGCAGCCATTCGCAAAGCTCCTATAATTTCTTCATCTACTTCTCGTGCGTGTATAATGAAGTCACCAAAAAGACCTTTAAAATTAATCTTCCTATAAGGAAGGTCTGTTTCCTCTGGAACAACTTCAAGGTCTAACCAACGTTTAAAAGTTGTATAACTTATACCAATTGCTTCAGCCATTTGTTTATTAGTTAATCCATCTCTACACCATTTTTGAATTTTAAGTAATTTATCATTGTTATGAAGCCAAGTTTCTGGCTTCGCTTTTGATTTTGCCATATATAATACTTACTTGACCTCCTTTTAATTAATTATTTAACTTAAAAAGAAAATTAATAATAAAAGAAAAAGAGGTATTTAAGAAACCTCTTTCTCATTGTCTTAAAAAATTATCATTGGAGAGATATAAAATCTAATGTAATTAAATCATTTCATTTAACTACATTAACATTGTAACACATTTTTTTGTAAAATTTTGACAAAAATAAAAAAAGAGCCTTTTTAAGACTCTTTAAGACTTTTTATAAACTCAAATATAATATTAATGCCAGATCATCTAAAACATTCTCTGAAGGGGTTCTAGCATTGCTATAACATAAGTTTTCAGCTATATCACAAAACTTTTCTCCTAATATGTAATGTCTTATTGCTATTTCAACACCTGTTGTGTAAGGAGATAATTCTATAAATGACTGAATAAGTTTCTTTTCTTCCTTATTTTTTTCTACATAATCATCATACCTTTTTGTTCTTTTGCTTTGTTCTTCTTGTTCATTGCAGATCGAGATTAAAATTTTTTCTTGACTATTACCCGGTTTGGATGAAAAGATTCCATCTGAAATGCTTGGACTCTTTACTGTTGCAGCTTTCTTTAAATTTAGAATCTCTTGACCTTTTTTCATTTCTTTTAGCAACAAATTTTCCTTCATAGTATGTCTTTCAATTAAATTAAATAATCTCTTTATAGTTTGTTTATAAAATGATTTACATTTCTTTAAATCTAATTCTTTAATATTATTATATTCTTTATATAAATCTATATTTAAATTAATATTAATATATTTAATAATATCATCTATTATTTTAATATTATTCTTATTAACAGAAATTTCTTTTAAAGTCTTTATCTTTGGGTTTTTACACATTTTATATTTCCTCCAACTTTTCTTATGTTATTTTCTGTAGATAACTTCTTTTTTCCAATTACCATCTTCATAGGTTACTATATATTCAATTATTCCATTATATCCAACCATTGAATAATAATAAGTGATATGATACCTTTTTTCGCCATTTTCATCATAGTTTTCTATGATTTCATATGAATAATCAAACCAATCAGATTCAGCCTGTTCTTGGGCATATTTTTGAATATCTGGTTCTTTTTCTTCTTTAACTGTGCATCCATATAATGATGCTATTATAAATATTATTACTATACATAAAATTAAATATATTATTAAACCAATTATAGTTATTCTTTTATCTGATTTTCTTATTTTGTTGTTCATTTCTCAATCTCCTCAATCTCTTCATTTATCAAATCAATAATAAAATTAAAATACTTTTCTTTATATTTTTTTGGTAGCTCGTATATATAGCCAATTTTAGTCATCACACCATTTTCGGCATCTTTTTTCACAGCTTTTAAAGTGGCTATACGTTCCCTTTTTGTTTCTTCCTCTTGAAGCACTTTGTTTAGTTTTTCAAATTCTTCTTCACTCATTAATGGCATTTTTTAAACACCCCTTACCTTTGTTGCTAATAGATCTGCAAAATGAATATAGAGAACACTAGGATACATTTCTTGTGCTTCTCCTAATTCTCGCCAACATTCTTTTGACTCATAAGCACCCATATGCCATCTAATCATCAGCATTTCTTCTTTTGTTAACTTAATAAATTGACTAATCATTATAACTGATTTTTCACCATGTCCAAATGGAAAACCACTTTCAACATTTTCGTATTGTGGTATTTGTTCCCATTGACCTTGTTCATTCTTAACATTACGATAGCCTAGTTTATATCTTCCAATTTTGCATACATCATGCAATAAGCAAGTTATTATTGCTTTTTCATCTTCATAATCAGAATCAACTAGTTTTATATATTCTTCTAATACTGCTAAACTATGGTCACATAAACCACCTTGATAAGCACCATGAAATTTAGCTGATGCAGGGTCTACAAAAAATGTTCCTCTTTCTAACCACTCAATTAATTTGTTTATTCCATCTCTTTTCACCTTTTTTAATAAAGTGATAAACCTTTCTTTATTTTCCATTTAAATACCTCTTTAGCAAATCAAATTCTTCTTGAGTAAGTTTGCGATAACTCCAATTCATTTTTGAATTATAATCATCTAATGTTTCGCTATCAGTTAAAGCATCAAAATTTACATTTTTTTCCTTAATAATCTCAAGAATCTTTTTATATTCAGCATTCTCTTTTTCTTGCTCTTGTGCTTTAAGTAATTTATTCTTTAAATTTTCAATATTCTTGCAATATTTACCTGTCGGCTCATTTGCATTTAAATATAAAATAATTTCTTCTAAATCTGAATCCATTTCCATTTTATAAATTCTCCTTAAATTTATTGTTCTCTTCTTCTGTTATTGGTTTTTTTAATTCCAAATAATTTTTATTTATATCATTACTTAATTTGTAATGTTCTCTAATAAAATCTGCAATAATTTTATCCTCTTGAGCCTTTAGTAAAGCTTGTTTGATAGGCTCAAAAAATAATCCTTCATACCCTTTTATAAAATCTTCACTAAAATCTTCACTTTTAAAACGCTCAAATAAACGATTTTTTATTTTTTCTAAACAATCCATTGCCTCACTAGGCTTTGATTCCTTAATCTGTTGTAATTCAAGTAAGAATTGTTCTACTTTTTTATGTTCCTCTACAAATTCGGTTGCTTGGTTTCTAGTAAGAGTTATTTGGCAATGTGTATCAGTTGTTTTGTTTAAAAAATACCCTAATGTATCATTTAACCAATCTAACGCTTCAAATTCTTTTTCCATTATTTCATCCCCTTTAGCACTTTTCTTCTAACCTCAATAGTTTTCTCACCATTTAGGATTTTACATAACCATTCTGGTTTTATTGAAATTAAAACTCTTGGGTTTTCTTGGTCTTCCCAAACTCTCATCATATTTTGAGGTGCTTTTTCAACTTCCTTAAAATAGAAATAATTGCTTGAATAAAAGCCTAACTCTCTAGGCTTATCAAATATGTGTAAGTTTTTAATGTGGATTGCATAACCCTCGTTATATTCACCTAAATATTCGTATAACTCATCACTTGTCAAACAAGATTTTTCTAATACCTCATTTTCACTTAATGTTTTGGTTTCATACCAATAAGCACCTAATGGGTCATCATCAACTATTCTTAAATCCTCAACCTCAAAATCGCATTCAGCTACGATTTTGCCATTAAGTTTATCTAAAGGCTCACCAAAAGCAGAATAGTATTGTTCTTTAGATAAGATGTATCTATCATACTCCGTTGGCAATACACAACGATTTACCTGTAAATAAGGCTTTGCCTTTGTGCAATATAATAATAACTTCATTCTTCCTCTACCTCTATTTCTTGGTCTAAATCTAAACCTATACTTGAACAGCTAATACGACATAAATAAACTCTATAATCATTGGTTATGTGGTTGCTATTATAAGGGCAACCATTACATTCTCTCCTATTTTTATGTTCTTTAGCTATTTCCCTTAATGTTAAATCTCCAATTTTCTTTTTCATACTATTCACTCTTGTCCTTTTCTGATTTGCCATAATTAATTAGTTCTACAACTTTATCATATTTTGGACAACATTCACATAGACCAAATTCTTGACAATATGTTAAATCATCCCACCATTTTTCTTTTTTAAAAGGACAATTTTTTTCAATTTCATTGATATCTGCCATAACTATTCGCTCTTGTCCTCCTTTAGCCACCAATACTTTCCATTTTTATATTCTTCAAGAACCCTATCTAAATGCTCAACATCTCTAATATGATACTTTTCCATTAAATCTTCTAGTTTGCCTAGTTTGTCTATAAATTCTTGTTTATCTTTAGTTGGCAATTTGATATAGTCATCAGTATTTTTTACTTTTTCAGTTAATCTACTCATATCAATTCCATTGCTCTTTTTAAATTCATTCCAACAATCCATAAATTCTGGATTGCTTTTCATTTTTTTTGCAAGACTTTCTATTCGCTTCTGCCGTTTTATTCTAGCTTTACGATAACTTACAACATATGCCGTTGTTGATGCGATAACTAAACCTGCAACTACAACTTGGCTTTGTAAATATATTTCCCATACATTTGTTTTACGATTAGTGGTTAAATAAACAATTGCACTAATATAAGCCATAACCATTTCAGTAAGTAATAAGCATTTTAGAGCATAACGAATTATTGCTTTTTTCATTACTCTACCTCCTCGACATCTTCTTTTAAAAGACCTAGACTTTTCAAAATTTTTTCTTCACTTTTATCCCTTTCCCTTATCTTTTCAAAACCTTTTTTAAAAAAATCTGGTGCTTTTTCTGATGATTCAGTAAATTTTTTTCTTGTTTCCTCATCAAGTATAATTGTTACCTTAATGTTCTTTTTCATAATTTCCTCCACTTCAACCACTCTATTAAACAACATATCAAATATATAATTCCAGATAATATCAAAGCAAATGCACCCAATCCAATTAAGAATAATATTGTCATTGCTTCATCTTCATTGTCAGCATGCACTTTTATTGTCCTCCAAATTTTCATCTTTGTATTTTTTAGGTTTAAAATTATTAACTATTGTTTGACCGCATACTTTATAAAATTTAACTCTTCCGCATATTCTACAGGTTTCTTCTTTACCTATATGTGCTGGATTTACATACCATGTAGCTAATATTGATTTTTTATCTAAATGAAAATTGCAAATGTGTGGTCTAACTTTAAATGATAATTTTAACATTTTTTATAATCCCCTCATTATTCTAAAATTCTTACAATGTCAAAATCTAAACATTCAAAGTATAAATCATCTTCTGGTCTTACCATTTGAATTTTTGGTTTTTTAAACCATATAAAAGATAAATATTTAATTTCTTTTGATTTATAAAAATCTATGTCAGAATTAATATCATCAAATTTTTCATCATGTTCAGAATCATCTTCAAACCGATAAAACTCATAAATAAAACATATATATTCAGATTCTTCGTTTGTTCCTATAAAATTAATTTTATAGACATTATCGATTCCAGCTTCATTTGTTCCAGATTCTAACCATTCACGAGGCTTTGCACCTTTTTTTCCGGGTATTAATAATATTGCACAAATTAATGATATAGAAACACCTAAAAATATTATAATAAATGTAATCCAAAATATTTTTTTCTTTTTTCTTTTTTTGCTATATTCAACAAAAGTAATTTCTTCATTTTCCATTATTTTGCTCCTTTAATTTATGTAAAAATTGTTTTAAATCATCTAAATTATTAATTCTTACAATCAGTTCATTTGTTTGATTATCATAAATTTCTAAAGGTAAATTGTTTTCTGGATAACAAGTAAATCTGCCTTTTATTTCATTCAAATACAAATAAAGTCTATTTGTATAGTGAAATTGATGCTTATGTTTTTGCAAATAAGGACTTTTAAATTCAAACCTATATTTTTTATTTGACTTATAATTAAGCTGCTTTAACATTTCTTGAATGTCATTTCTAACAATTCCTTTAGAATTACATCCATTCATGCTTAACAGATCAAACCAACGCTCCAATTTTTTTACTATTTTTTGTTTTTCTTGTTGATTCATATTTCTTCCTCCATTATGTCAAAAATATTATTCATTTTTTATCTCCAATTAATTTAACTAATGCTTTATTAAATGCTTCTTTTGAATCTTGACCTACTATTTTTTCAACAGATCTATTAATAATTTCTTCTTTAAGTTCTTTTCTAAACTGTCTTGAAATCTCTTCTAAAGCTGGTTTCATTATACATCTAATAGAACTAGAAAATTTTGTAGCATCAATTTCTTTTTTAACCAAATAATTCATAATATAATCTTTGATTTCATCTTCACTAATTTCTATTTTAATTTCCATTTATTAACTCCTTTTTTAAACATCTTTTTTGGTTCTAATTAGTTCCCACAAATCATCAAGAACCATTCTAACTGTTTTCATTTTAAATTCTTCCATTATGTTATTATCAAATGAAACTAAATATATGCTTATATATTCATCATCAACATCTATTGTTCTTATAAGACTATTGCTACCATCATCAAAGATGTAAAACTCATCAGAATAATTAACAGCTTGATATTTACCTGTTTCTTCATCAAGAATAGCAATGCAGCTTTCTTTACTAAATCCAAAACCACAATCTCCATAACCTTTGCTTTTGTTTGGATTAAACCACATATTATATATATAAACTACTTTTCTATCTTCCATAGTTTAATTCTCTTTTCTTGATTTTAATAATGGACACCATTTTGGTTTTTCTTTATCTTCTAATACAGATCTAACTCTATCTTCTCCAGGTATTTTTTTATTATTATCCATATCTATAGTAGTCATAGCCCAATAAATTGTTTTACCTTTTTTAGAAGCTGCAAGACATTTTGCTTTTGCACATAATTCATCATCAGTAAATATTGAACAAAAACCACAATTTATACAGTTCATTTTATTTCTTTCTTTTTCTGTTAAATCATCTAATGCTTTAAAATATCCTTTATCATATCTAGTTGTTATGAATTTATAATCATTATGTTTTTCTTCAGTTCCATCAATAAAATTATAGTTAGGTGGCATTTTAGGATTATGCCACCAAAAACCTTTTTGTCCTAAAGCATGAGCCATATATAAATCTTCTAAATTTTTATTTGATTCATAATCTTTTAGAGCTTGATTATAACCATCTTCAAATGTTAATTTATTCATTCTTCCACCATTCCTTTGGATTGAATTTATCTTGCCAATTAATATCAGTCAAAGTGCTGAAAATCGCTAACAAACAATTTATGCAAATTGAATCACCTGCGAGATGGTATCCACTTCCATTTGTTTGATGCTCCATAATTAGGTCATAATCTGAATCCTTAACCCCTTGCAATCTGAAGTATTCACGAGGAGTTAATTTTCTGGCTATCAAATTATTCAAATAATAAGGATTACAAACTGTTGTAACACTAATTGCAACTTTATCATCATAGATTCTATCTTGCTGATACCATTGAGTTCCACCATTTGATTTTTTCTCACCAACACCACCTACAACTGTAGCGGTTACTGTGCCATGATTCTCCATTATTGTAGGACTACTACCATTGCTATCAACTATGTTAGCTGCATTATGACCAGATGGACTATAATTGCCAATTATTTCAACTTTATTAATTTCAACAATTGGTTCATACCATTTACAACAATAGATTTCTTTATCAATATTCTCAAATTTTGTTAATTCACTACCTAATAATTCACAACCTTCTTGATATTCAGCAAAGATTTTAAAATGCTTACAATTTTCACAACATCTTTTTTTCTCTGATTTTAGATAAATTTTTTCATTGATTTCTGCTTGAGTCATATTTAAAATGATAATATTATCTCCACCTCTAACTGAAGTAGGTGAATCGCATCCTTTTGTTGTAACAGTTCCTGCACTTTTTTCTGCTTCTTTACCAATGATATTATTTGCAAAGTTTCCTTTTTCTCCTATTGGAGTTCTATTTAAAATATATCTAATCATTTTATCATTTAATAAATATTTTTTATCAACTTTGTCATTAGGTTCTAACAGATCTTTTAATTTTAACTTTAATTTTGTTCTTTTTGGAAATTTATAATTATAATCGCCCAATATGGAAACCATAAATGTTCTATTTCTTGTTTGTGGTATTCCATAATCTGTTGCAATCATATCTTCCCAATAATTTTTGTATCCTAATTCTTCTAATCTTAATTGCCATTCTTTAAAGTGCTTATCATTACCTGCATTTTCCGAATGAATTTGAGGAACATTTTCCATAAGAAGAATGTTAGGTTTTTCTTCACATTCTGAAAGAATTCTTTCTACTTCCCAAAGTAATCCAGATCTAGTTCCGCTTCCTTTTTCCATTCCAGCTCTCTTACCAGCCGCAGATAAATCTTGACATAGTTACGGAAAAGAATACGTTAATAAGTATATATACTCATTTGTATTCTTTATCTCTAAATCACCACCCTTTACTTTTGAAACATCAACAAGGTTATTGCTCCACTTGATAGAGTTATAACATCTTCTTAAAATTTCTAGATTCATTCCTTTTAATTCTTTAAATGATGCAGGTTTATTATAATCTTTACTTACACCATATTTTTCTAATTCTCTTGCTATATCTTCTTTTGACATAGCACCACAAAAATCTTGACCATATAAAGGTAATTCATTTCTGTGACCATCTGCATAAGCTATAATACTATTTACGGCCCATTCAGATATTTTCCAATGCTCGAACTTAACACCGAGATACTTTAGCGAAAATGCTTGGCTTCCATATCCTGTTTCGAGGCAAAGAGTTCAATTAATCTTATTGGTTTATCTATTTTAAATTCATCATAAATAAAATCAAAGATATTTAAACTCTCCACATTGCATCACACTCCTTTTTTTGTTTTTTCAACATTTTTCTTTTACCTCTTACTTGCTAGGATTCATCATTTCATTTACAATTAATTCTTGAACTTTAGGTGTGATTTCTCCAATTTTTTCTTTAAATATTTTATTAATTTGAGTTCTAACTTGGTCTTCAATAATTCTTCTAACATCACTCTTGTCAGCTATTGCTTCGTGGCATTTTGCTCTAAAAAATTCTTCAAAACTATTATATCTCTTTTCGTAAGCATAACCATCTGTGATAGTTGTTGGCTCTTTTAAATACTTTGCAACTTCTTCATCTAAAAGTTTATTAATATATCCATTTGTATTGTGTTCAAAATAACTCTTAAAATTATCTCTAACAAAATCTCTAATTACATCTTGTAACACTTCTTTTACAGTGTATTCATTCAAATAATCTCCTAATGCTTCCTTAATAATTTTTTCTACTAATTCATTTGTGTTTTCCATATTTTTATATCCTCCAATTATTCAATATTTTTGAATTTTTATCCTTTAATTAAACTTTCAATGAAATTTCTTTCCTGTGTATCAAATGTTAATTTAGTTTGATTATTCAAGTTAAGTCTTGTAACATCTAACCAATAGCGTTTTAATTCTTTTAATGCTTTAATTTTTTTTCTTTTTAAAAATGCAAAATCATCTGATTCTGCCATTAATTTATATCCTTTAGAATAATCACTTATGACAATTTTTTGAATTGTTTCATTTTCCTTAATATTTATAATTGCTTTTCTTAATGCTCTAGTGCTTATTCCAAATTGATCTGCTAAAGGTTTCATCTTTATCCATTCACCTTTTTCAGATTTTTCTTTTAAAAATTCATAAATCTTCCATTCTAAACTTGTCATATTTTATACCTCTCTTTTTGAATAAAGATTAAGCTAGGATTAATCCTTATAAAATGCCCTTTGTATTTAAGTCCGTTTTTTGTTTTTAGATTATTATAA